CGTTATTGATCTCCTGGCGGCGGCTAACAATCCGGACCTTGGCGCTTCGCGCGCTCTCAACATGATGCACGCCACCGAGTGCAGCTTATGGCGCAGCCTCGCCGGCGTGGAAAGCCTGAAAGCCTCGCTGGCGCGACAGAACCCGACCCGGCTCTACATCTGGGAAAGTATCGCCAACGGGTTTAATTGGTTCTACAGCCACTGGCAGCAAGCGAAGATCGACCGGCACATGCGCGCCATCTTTGTCGGGTTCTGGGCCAATCCGACCTACACGATTGCGAAATCCGATCCCGATTACAAAACATTCTGGGACGGACGTCTAACTGAAGACGAAATCACCCGCGCCCGTTACGTCAAACAGGAATACGGCGTCATCATCAAACCAGAGCAGATCGCATGGTGGCGGCGCGAAGCCGAGTTCAAACAAGAAGAATACATGTTCCGGCACTTTCCCTGGACGGAGCGCGAGTGCTTCATTGCATCCGGGTCTGGGTTCTTTCCGGCAAAGAAAACCCTGGAGCTGGCCGAAGCGCTCAACCCGCCGCCACCATACAAGGGCTACAAATACACATTCAACGATGAATTCCTGAGCAGCAACATCGAACAAACAACAAATGTTGACGAGGTCATGCTCAAGGTCTGGGAGCCGCCGCAGCCGGACGGCGTTTACTGCATCGGTGTTGATCCATCCGGTGGAGGAGGTGGCGACAGTGACGACCACGCAATCGAGGTCATCAGGTGTTACGCGGATAAAGTTGTTCAAGTGGCGGAATTTAGGACGAATAGACCGTTCACTTACCAAATTGCGTGGGTGCTTGCGCACTTGGCGGGTGCCTACCGCGAGCATACGGCTAATCTTGAGGTTACAGGTGTCGGTGCAGCGGTCCTACCCGAAGTTCGCCACCTCCGACAACTTGCTGAACGGGGGTTACTTCAGGGAAATCCGGGCTCTGAGAAAATCCTCGACATGATCGGATGCGTACGATGGTTCTTGTACAAAAGGGCAGATACTTTAGGCGGCGCCGGAAATGTCATCGCCTGGAAGCAGAACATGGACAACAAGGCCATGGTCTACAGCGAGCTGCGCGACAGCCTGATGACGCCGAACCGGATCGAGATACGCTCGCCGGACCTGATCGAGCAGATGCAGGCCGTGGTCGAGGACGAGGGCTGGATTGGCGCGGGTCCGGATACGGGCCAGAATGACGACCTGATCTCGGCATTCGTGCTGGCGCATCACCCGTGGGTGGAGGTCCGCCGGCCCATGCTGGTGGCGCAGAACAAGACTTGGGCGCGGGTGCACCAGCGCCCGCCCGCCGATCCGGCGCTAACCTTGTCCTATGCGTGGAGCGAACACATGGCTATGATCAACCGCAAGGCGCGTATTCGACCGGAGCGGTTCTGATGGACAAGCGCGAAGGGGTATTAGGACCATACGGCGAGTGGATCACACCGGAGCGGATCAATCACCGCGCCGCTGTCATCATGCAGTATTTCGACAAGTTGCCGCGCTCCGTCCGCGATCATCTCAACGAACACGGGACGATCAAACTCTACGGCCTAAGCCAAAGAGCGCTTGGCAACTACCGCAACTTCATGCGCGCACATAGGGAGTTCTGATGCCTATCGTCCGCAGCTACATGTGCGAGGAGTGCGCGCACATGATCAGCATCACCCTCGCCGCCGAGGAATGGGATGCGCCGGCGCCCGAGTGCCCGATGTGCGCCATGCGCCCGATGCGCCAGGAGTTCAAGCCGGTCGCCATCACCGGCTCGCCGGCGGCGCGTGCGCGCGACATGGCCAACGACATCGCCGCCAACGACTACCACGTTGCCGACATGCAGCACGAGCACCGCCCGGAGGGCACCCCAAAGGTCCGCTACAAGGACGAAACCGCCGCCCACATGCCGGCGAGCACCTGGAGCGGCGTCAGCTCCGAGGCGTTGAGCGCGGCGCTCGCCGCTGGCCGGCACACCCGACTCAACTTCGGGTCTGGCCTCGACGTGCTGCAAGCCGGCCTCAAGAGCGGCGATGTGCCCGACCTGATCGCCAACTCGAAAAAGCGAGCCATGCGTGTTTACTGATGCCGATCATCGTCACCAAGAAAAAGAAACCGCGTCTGCTACTGACTGACCGCCTCACAAAGATGGATATGGACGAGCTGATCGCTTACGAAGCGTTCCTGTGGGAATGCATGGAGAAACTACCCAACTCGCCCAACGTCGTAACAACGCTGAACGCAATCCATCGCGAGGTAGAGTGGCGTGCTCAAGATACCGAATTCAACACGATCAAGTAATTTTGGGTCCAAGGACGAACTGGAGCTTTGGACGCAGGAGTTGATTGACGAGTGCATGGCGTCTGCGGAGGAGCGCGCCATGGTCTACACCCGCGCCGCGCAGTATTACTATCAAGGTACCTACGACGCCCGCGCCGCGATCTACAACAAAACAAAGCCGTTCATCGACAAGCTGTCCGGCTTTCTAATGCAACCGACCGACGTTCGATTTCAAATCGTGTTCGACAGCGGCGAGCCGGAAAATGTTCTGGAGCGAGCGCAGCTCGTAAGCGAAAAGCTCACCGCCGACTATCGCGAAACCGACAGCGACGTCACATTTGCTGAAGCTGTAACTTGGTCCATGATCAACGGCTGTCATTTGCTCAAGCATTACCCGCACGATCATGGGTTCAAGATCGCACCGGTCCATCCACAAAATTTTGGGGTACTTGGCGAAACCGTTCTCGATCTCGATGAGCAAGAAGCATTCTGCCATGTCACCTACCCAACAATGTCCCGGCTGCGGACGATTTTACAGGAACATCCCCGAAGAACAGAAATACTGGCTCGAATTGAAGCGGGCCGGCCAACTACAAAAGATGAGGAACAGCCGACCTATTTTCACCAGATGGTGGTGGGCGGTCTTAATCCATTGGGTGAGCCTGGGGGCGCGCCGCGCAGCGAGGCCGCCGGAATTGTCAACGTGTTTCCTGTGCCAACGCCTTGGCGACCAAACCGGCGCATATCGCCGACCGTGAAGTTTTGCGAGCTGTGGATCAAGGACCGCGACCGCGACGGCGATTACACCACTATGCAGGTGGTCTATCCCGATGTGATCATCGAGGGCGACAGGACCCGACGCAATCTGAGCCGAGTACCCGGTCACTCCTCGTTCACCAAAATCCAACCGCAAGTGACCCCCGGCTATTTCTGGGGTAGGTCATACATTTCCGATGTACAGATGTTGCAGGATGTGCTGAATAAGCGGCTACGCGATCTCAAGGTGATGTGGGATAGAAATGTCAATGCGCCGCAAGTCTTCTCCGGGTTCACGTCAATCACCGAAGAGCAGTACTACAAAATCATCAACGAGGGTGGGTTCATTAACGACCCCAACCCGAATGCCAAACACCAGAAACTCGTTGAACCGCCGCCAGCAAACACCATGGAAGAACTCAACTTCCTGTTCCAGCTGTTTGACGAAGCGAGCGGTTTCTCGCCAATCATGTCCGGAGCCGGCGAGCCTGGAGTTCGCGCCGGAGTTCACGCGCAGACTTTGGTCCGGACAAGCTCGCCCCGCCTCATTGATCAGGCTGCTCGCATCGAGCGGCAGCTGGCCCAGTCAGGATATCTGAGCCTGCGCATCATGCAGGCAATGGATGCGTTGATCTACACGACCGACAGCGGCACCGAGTTCACCCTGCACGACCTGCCGGACGGGTTCCAGGTGCAGGTTGACAGCCACTCCGCGTCCCCCGCCTTTGCCGAGGACAGCCGGCAAGTCTCGATTGCGCTCGCTCGCGCCGGCGCCATCGACAGCGAGGACCTGATCCGGCTGCTGCACCCACCAGGAGCCGAATTGCTCCTCGCCCGCTTGCGCCAGCGGCAAAAGCAGCAGGCCAAGGCCGCCCAGCAAGAAGAGGCCAAAGAGCTGATCAAGGACGTTTTGCACCTGCCCAGTCACAGCCGCGCCGGCAAGGGTGGGCGGCGCAGCAAATAGCCTCTAGTAGGTCACCCGCTTGCCAGACACTAGGACTTGGGTCTAGTTTACGCCCGTCGTCGTGGCCGTCCCCGTTTACGGCCCCCTAGCACACCTATCCCACTCGAAAAATGTGCGCGGGGACGGTCATCTACCAAGGCGATTGAGGCTTATGTCTTTTCAGGACCCAGGCGCCGGCCAAGACGATGCCGGTGGTGGCGGACCTCCGTCACAGTTCAACAGCCCACCTCCGCAAGGTGGCGGCGCGCTGCCGTTCTTGCAGCAAGGGCCGCAACCCAGCGCGCCCGGTCCCGGCGATCAAGCCAACTCCATGAACCTGATCTCGACGGCCATCGGGCTGTTGCAAAAGGCGCAAGCCGGTTTTCCACCGGGGAGCCCGCAGCACAAGGACGTGGTCCGCGCCGTCCAGTCACTGAGCCGGCACATGGCACAGGGCCAGCCCGCCGCCGGCGTTCAGCGCACCCAGATCATGGACCTACTCCAGCAACTGTCGCGCAGCCCGCTTCTGGCCAAGATCATGCAAGGCATGAGCGGTAACCAGGGCGGCGACCAGGGCGGTCCCGCGCCACCCTCGCCGGCACCAATGCCCTCAACCCCGCTCCCCGGAGCGTAATGTAAGGCGAAAACACATGGCGCAAAATCGTAGCTACGACCCACCGATCACCAGTCCGCCGCCCACACCCCCGCGCACCGTGTTGCAAGTGGACACTCAGTCTGAAACCTCAGAATGGGGTGCCATTCCGAAGGTGGTTCCGAAACCCGAAGGCGGCGTTCCGCTCCAGCCAAACATCATCGGCAAGTCCAACAACAACTAGAGTTGAGCCATGCCTGAAATCTCACAGGAAGAATACAACCGCCTCCTGGGCAAAGAACAAATCGCAGATTTCAGTGAAGGGATTTACAACGATCCTAAGTTCTCCAATCAACTCAAGGCAATCATCAAAGAAAAATATCCGCACATGCAGATTGCGGATTACGACATGGAGCAGCGCCTCAACAAGCGCCTCGATGACGAGAAGCGATCCCGTGACGAAGCAGAAAAAGCAGCAAAGGACGCAGCCGACCGCGAGCGTTTCCAACAGACCCGTGCCCGAGTGCAGAAAGAATACGGCTTCACCGATGACGGCATGAAAGACCTTGAGAAGTTCATGGTCGAGAAAAACGTCGGCGACTACGAGGTTGCCGCCGAGTATCACGCCGTCAAGCATCCAAAACAGAGCGAAGCCAATCAGTCCGATGGTCTTTGGCATCATCAGCAACAAGCAGACTTTGCTGAAATATCCAAAGACCCGGAGGGCTGGGCACGCAAGGAAATTCTCGGCGCCCTCCGTCGTGACGAAGAGGCCGCCCGCAGCGGGAGGTACTAACAAATGCCCATTCTCGGCACCGGCTTAATTCCGTCCGGCCCAATCGGACTAGAATTGCAAGCAACAGTGCGACGAGTATTTGCCCAGACCGTCGTCAACCTGTTGTATCGACAAAATCCGTTGCTGAGTTTGCTGCTCAGAAATGCCATTCGCGCATCCGGCGGCGTGTCTCCGTACACCCAGCCGGTGCAGACTGGCCAGTACGTCACCTCCTCCTGGATGGGGCCATCTGGTCAGTTCAATCTGCCCACTGATGTTGCAGCGACAGTAAATGCCGAATTTAATCTGTGCGCGCTTGCAACGCCCGTCAGCTCGCTGGGGCTGGAGCAACTCGTCACACAGGACGCAATTGCCGTGGCCTCGCGGCTGATGCTCAAGTTGAACGACTTGAAGAATTCCTCACTCAAGACGCTCGCTGCCGCGCTGTTTGGATCAAACAGCGGCAACGTCGCCCTCCAGATGTTTGGCCTGCTCGACGCCTACGACGACGGCACCACCGTGGACGTTTATGGTGGACTCAGCCGCGCGACCTACCCGACCTGGGCCGGCCTCGTTGTCCCCACCGCTGGAGCTGTTCTAACCCGCGCAACATTCATCCCAGCACTCTTGAAAGCGGTCAAACACTCCGGCGGTGAGGCCCTTGATTTCGTGGTGATGTCCGTCGAAGACTGGACGACATTGTTGACAGACTTCATGACTGTCGAACGCTACAACAATGATCCCAGCTCTCGTTGGGGCAAGGATGATCCAGTCAATTCCGGTTTCCGTGGATTGTTGTTGGGAGACACCCCGATATTTTTCGACCTCAATTGTCCGGTTGGAACAGCAATTGGGTTCAACAGCAAATATATCACGTTGGTGATCCACGAAGATTGCAACTTTGCGTGGACTGGCTGGTATTCAACGATACCGCAAGGTCAGATCGCGAGCGTCGGGCTCTCACTGACTGCGCTCAACCTCGTTTGCTCCAAGCCAAGCACTGGGCTAATCATGAAGGGCATCACCGGCGGTCAAGCTGGGTTCCCAGCCGCGCCGCCTCCGTAACAGGAGGTCGCCATGTTCTGCCCGCCCATGCCTGCGCAAAAGCTCGCGCTGCCGGCTGGCCCCTGTCGCTACACCCTGCCGGGTTCTCACTGTCTCGACCCCGGCTACTTCCAGCAGCGCACCGGGCCGCCGCAGTTCGTCGGCCAGTGGCCGTTTCCGCGTATGCCATGGGCGTTCGAAACCGAGAGCCGCGCACCCGGTACCGGGCTGATCAGCGGACGCGGCTTTCCGTTCCCGAGCGGCACGACAGGGTTCGCCGTGCCTTGCCCTTGCCCGCCGCGCCTCACCGTGACCGACAATCCGGCCTGGAGTAGATGATGGCGCGACGAGCGCGGCAGACGCGGGCAACAAATCGCGGAACCTTCAATAGCTGGTTCAGCGGCGGCACGACCGTATCCGAAGCCATCATGGAAGATGGCGTCGATCCCGGTGACGTGTTCATCATCGAAGACCCGGACGGAACCGATCCATCGACATGGCCGGCGGGGACCGTAACCTACAACGGCGCGCAGCTCGATCCCGGTGATCTCACCAGCGGCTGGTGGGACGCGGGCGACTGGACCATCGTCCCGCTCACCAGCACAGGCCCCGGGAATGCCACCGGCATCGGCACTTCAACCGGCACAACATCGCTGGCGATGACTGGTGTCAGTGGCTCGATCATCCCCGGCATGATCGTCACCGGCACTGGCGCGCCAGCGAATTTTACCGTCATCCGCCAGCTTCCGCCGATCACCACTCCCGGCGGCGCCGGCACCTATCTGATGAGCGCGACTTCGACACTCGCTGGCATATCGCTCACCTTTCAAGCACCAAGCTCACTTGGCTTTTTCCCTGATTTTACGCCGATCATCCCACCCCCTCTTATCGGCAACCCGCCGCCTCCCGCCGGGACCCAGAATATCCCGGTCGTTAATGGCGCGGTGGTGGGTCCGGCGATAGCTCCCGCCGCCGCGCCCCCGTCAACACCAGGGTTTACTCAGCCGCGATTTCAAGCACCCGGCAGCGCCACTGTACCAACCGGCGCGCAACTGCTACCGCAGTTCACCACCACGTTCCCCAACCCGCCAATCACGGTGTCGAATGTCTGGACCATCCCCACGATTTCCGGTGGTGTATGGACAACGCATTTGCCGGCGCCGATTGCGACGACTGCCAACATCACGCTCAGTTCAACCTGGGGACCACCCGGACCAAGCGGCGCTGGACCTGGGCCTCCCGCCTATACCAACCCACCCGGAGCCGGCAAACCGGCCATGGCCTCAGTCGAAGGCGTTGTGGCAGCGGAAGCTCTGGCCGAGGAAGAGCCGGAAGAACACCACAGGCGCGGACGGCGGCGGTGATGTATGCTCGACAACTACATCGCCGAAACCCAGAACCTGCTGAATGATACGGGCGGACAGTTCTTCCGCATCCCGACGATCACCAACTACATCAACCGCGCCCGCCGGCGCATCTGCGCGGTGTCGGGCTGTCTGCGCATTCTTCCTCCGGGTGCGCGAACGGTTCCCAATCAGGAAGTCTACCCGTTCTCGATGTGGAACTCGCTGGCACAGGAAATCATGCCCGAGGCACAGGCGATCCTCGCCTGTCGCTCGCTCGCCATCGGCATCGGCGGCGAATGGCGCAAGGACCCGAATAGCGGCGAGTGGGCAATCATGGGCGGGAGCTGGAAACCGCTATGGCGCAGGATCGTGTGGACAGATTTCCAAGCGCGCTTTCGCATCTACGGGCGCACTTTCATGGGTACGATCAGCGAGCCTGGATGGTACGCACAATATGGCGAGGGTCCGAGCGGTTCGCTGTATCTCGCACCGATCCCCACGCAAAGCCTACCCATGGAGGTCGATCTAACCCTCGTCCCCGCACCGTTGCTAACCGACAGTGACAACGATCCCATTCCATACCCCTGGACTGACGCTGTGTCTTATTGGGCTGCTACGCTGTGTCTGCTCCAGCAGCAGCGGCGCGAGGATGCGGCGGCGATGGCAATGTTGTTCAACAGCGATCTGCCGATGTGCGCGAGCGTGGTCTGTCCGCAGATGATCCAGACCGC